AATTTTGTAGAAAATGAATAAATTACAAACATATCAAACAAAAGGCGCGTTCGAATTAAAGGATATTGATTCGGAAAAAAAACGCGTTGCAATGTATTTATCAACGTTCGGGGTTATTGATTCCGATAATGATATGATTCAAAAGGGCGCATTTAGTAAATCGATCCAGGAACGCGGGGTTAATGCAACATCAAATCGAAAAATTGCGTTTTTACGACATCACAATTGGGAAATGCCAATTGGAAAATTCGTTGAATTGACTGAGGACGAAAAGGGATTGTTTGCGGTTGCTGAAATGGGTAATTCAACCATTGCCAACGATGCGTGGAACGATTACAAGGATGGAATAATTCGCGAACATTCGATTGGGTTTAAATACATCGCCGACAAAATCAAATGGGTTGATGATCCATCATTGGAAAAGAAAGGGTTTTACAACATCACTGAGGTTAAACTTTACGAGGGTTCGGCGGTTACGTTCGGCGCAAATGAGTTTACCAACGTTGTGGATGTAATCAAAAGCGAACAACGCGTTGAATTGGCGGTTAAATATGCCAACGAAATTGATGTTTTAACAAAAGCATTGGCAACGGGGGATGGATCGGATGAACGATTGCATCAAATCGAAATGAAATTAAAGTTTTTGAACGGGCAAATGTTGTTACTGGCACAAACCGAACCGCAAAATGTAAAGCATTCGGAAGAAAACCAGCCAACGAAAACAATTGAAACGTTCGATTGGAGTAAAGTAATAAACAAATTTTAAAAACAAAAAAACGTGGAAAATAACAATTTGACACCCGAACAAGTAGTTGAAAAAATCAACGAAAAGTTCAACGAATCGTTGGCGGGAATGCCAACAAAAAGCGATGTGGATTCACTTAAAAGTGATGTTGAAGTATTAAAAGGATTGAGCGAAAAAAGCGCGGAAATTGAAAAAGCAATTGCGAGGTTTGAAGGTAAATTGGAAGCAATGGCGGAAAAAAGCGTTTCAAACGTTCGTGAACCACGCACAATTTCGGAATGCGTTGTTAAAGCTTACAACGAGAACATCGATTCAATTTTGGAAACCGCGCAAAAAGGCGGAAACCTTAATTTGGACATTAAAGCGGACACAACAATAACTGGATCGTACACGGGTGATATTGCCCTGACACAATTAGAGCCGGGAGTTAACAACATCGCGCGACCAAGAATCAAAGTTCGCGACATCGTTAACATCGGAACAACGAATTCAAAGTTCGTAACTTACATCGCACAAGGCGAACAAACCGAAGCGGATTGGACGTTGGAAGCGGGTAAAAAAGTTACGGGTTCACCATTATGGGAGGAATTCAGCGTTGAGGTTAAAAAAATCGCTGGATCAGTTAAAGTTTCAAAGGAAATGTTGGCGGATTTATCATTTATCCGTGCGGAAATCAACCGCGATTTGATGGCATCGGTTGAACAAGGAATGGAATATTCGTTGTTGAATGGTGCGGGTGGAGCTGATTTAACGGGAATCATTCCATCGGCAACGCCATTTGCGGCGGGTTCATTCGCGGCATCAGTTCCATCGGCTAACATCAGCGATGTAATTTTGGTTGCTAAATCTCAAATCGAGGGGGAAAACCATTATCCAACACACGTTGTGTTGCACCCGGCGGATGTTGCGGCAATGAGATTAACAAAAGGAACGGATGGAACTTACACTTATCCTATCTATTACATGGATAATGAAGGAAACGCAAAGGTTTGTGAACTAATCGTTGTTTCAACAACAAACATTGCGGCGGGTGAATTCCTTGTTGGTGATTTCACAAAATCAAACGTGAGAATCCGCGAGAACATGAATTTACAAGTTGGATATGTTAACGATGATTTCCAACGAAACATGGTAACGATTCTAGCTGAAATGCGTTTGGTTCATTATGTGAAAAAGAACGATTTGACGGCGTTTGTTACTGGTAACATTGCGGCATCAATCGCGGCAATCACGCTTTAATAAATTGAATTGATCCAGGGGCGGAAAATAATTCGCCCCCTTTAAAAAACAAAACATGAACAAACCAAAGCGAACAAGGAAAAAACGCGAAATTGATGTAAAGATTGACACGCCAAACGTCGATGTTGAATTAACGAAAGATTTGGAGGGTAATTTATCAATCGATGTTGATTCCAAGCGAATCGATGCGCACATTGAAAAAACGGATGAAAAGTTGTCGATTGAATTGACAATTGAGGACAAAGAAACGTATTATTTTGAGGCGAATGGATCGGATGGACGCATGAAAAAAGGTTCGTTAATTAAGGTTTCCGGGGAAATTTTGAAGATATTATTGAAACGCAAATTTGGTAAATTCATTAAAAAGGCATAAAAATGTTTATTGATAAGGACGATTTTACTGGGAAATACGAATTGCACATTGGAATGTACGATGTTGATAAAATCAACGATTACATTTCCATTTACGAGCAACGTTATTTGGTCGAATTATTTGGGGCGGAATTGTACAATCAATTTATTGCGGATTTATCCCCATCGATTTCGAATCCCTTACCACAATCGCCGAATTTTCAATTTGTGTTTTATCCTTTTTATGAAAATATCGTATTGCATACAATAATACAATCCGAGGGAATCAAACAAATGTTGAAAGGGTTTATTTATTTCGAGTATTTAAAGGACACAACGAACCAAATGACACCAAACGGGAATGTTGTTCCAATGGGGGAAAATTCATCAACGGCATCAACGATTTATTCAATGATGTATGCGAGATACAACGAAGCAATGCGAACGTTTAAAGCTATCCAAACGCATATCGCCGTGAATTTAAGTCAACCAACGGGGCAAATTGTCGATTATACATTGGATTCGGTTGGTTCGGGATATTCGGATGGAATCGTTACGACATCAACAACGGGTAATGGTTCGGGGGCAACCTTTGAAATCACAACATCCGGGGGTTCAATTACGGGGATTGTTTTGGTTGATCCAGGAATGAATTATTCAATTGGCGATGTATTGATTTTGAACGGCGGAAATGATGATTCCGAAATTTCATTGCAATATGTCGGTTTAGGTAATTATTCAAAGTTTAACGGAATTTCGAAACAATTTGTTTATTGGATATGACGCGCGAGATTACACAAATAATTGAACAAATCGTTGACGAAATGGATCGAACCATTGTTGGCGTTGTCGATAATGATTTGGGAAAAAACACGTTTTGCAAAACGAAATGGGCGCGTAAAGGAAAACAAATCCAAAATTTGGACACGGGTTTTGTGTTTAACATGATAAACGTTGAACCCGATGAATACATTGACGCATTGCCAGTTGGCGCGGGAACGTTCGGTTCGGGATTGTATGAATTGGGGCAACCTTATTTCATAAGCGGAACAAGAATCGCGGCGAATTCCGAATGGACAAAGTTAACGCCAAAGCTTTTAGATAAAACACCATTGATTTGGTTGTTGGAAGTTATCCGATTTAAAGGTTACGGGCGCGAATCGATGTTGGAATTCGAATCGGATTTGAGGTTGTTCTTTTTGGACGAAACGAATGTTGCGCAATATTACACCGCTGACCACCGCGAACAAGTTGTTCAACCAATGGAAGAACTGGCGATGGAATTCATGGCAACGATTGGACGAAACCGAAATTTTAAAACGATTGAGGATTATGAAATGGTAACATTCAGTCGATTCGGTGTTGAACGCGAAAACGGGATGTTTCAAAATGTTTTGGATGCTAATTTATCGGGGGTTGAATTACGTTTAACCTTGGAAAAATTCAAAGAAAATTGTAAATGTTAATTTTTAAATTCTAAATACAAAAATAAAATGTTAGGATGTAATTGTAATGCTGGATTGAGCAACACGGGCAGACCGAATTGTGTTCCGATTCAATCGGTAACCAGCAAATTGATAATGGTCGCATTGACCGCAAACGATGGAGCTAAGAATGCCATCGATTTAACATTGCCAATTCCAACATGGTCGGATTTGGTAAATGAGGCGGACGCATCGCAAAGATGGTTCCCGCTACCGAATTTCGAAAACGTTGAATTGCCAAAAGCGGATTCACAATTTGAGGAAGCGAATTCCGGGAGAATGGTATTTTTACGTCAGGGTAAGCGTTCGTTTACGGGCGAACTTTGGGCGGAAGATTCATCGCCAACACTACTTGGAAAAATGCAAAACAACCGATGTGTTGATTTTGGGGTTTACATCGTTGATGTGAACGGAAATTTGGTTGGTTCAAAAGTTGGGGATTACCTTTACCCAATCCCAGTTGACAACCCATCATTTGATCCAAAATTGATGTTTGCAACGGATTCAACAACGCAAAAAATCATGGTTGCGTTTGATTTCGATAGGTTATTTGATGAATCAACGATGTACATGGTAACACCTACGGAAGCGGGAATTAATTTCAACGATTTGAATGGATTGGTTGACGTTAATTTTGTAAACGGGGTTGTTGGTGCTACGGATTACACGGCTGATTTGCAATTGGATTATGGAACGGCATACAATCCGATCCTGTTTAAAGGTGCGGTTTCGGCTGATTTCGCGTTGTACAACAATACAACTGCATCGGCGGTTGTTGTAACATCGGTTGAAAACTTTGATGGAAACTATACGTTTACATTTGCCGCACAAACGGCGAGTGATTCGTTGACGTTATCAGTTAACAAAACTGGATTCGATGGCGAAGTAACGTTTACGGCAATCTAATTTTTTGAATTATGAGTTTTATTGAAATTGGCAAATTGCATTTCCACATTGACCATTTAAAGGATAAAACGTTGGATGAATGCGTTGAAATGTTTAAACACGTTCGCCCGGATTTGGTCAAAATGGCATGGAAAAAAGCCAATCCAAAAACGAAATCAAAGAAAAAAACGGATTAATCTAAACCAAACAATAAAAGAGGGGGCAATAAAACGCCCCTTTTTTTGTGTAACTTTGCATAAATGGTTGATTTTTTAAAAAATAGGGTTGGCGAAACGTTGAAAAAGGCGCGAACAATTACGCATTCGGAAATTTGGCGAATGGTTTTTGATGATCCAGGATTTAGAAAACAATTATTGGATTGGGTGCGTTACGACCAATTATTTGAAAAGGGGGTTGATGAGGACAACGAAATTATTGGGTTTTATTCTGAATGGACTGAATTATTGAACCCCTCAAAAGTTGCGGGAACGCCGTACACATTGTACGATACGGGGGAATTTTATTCATCTTTTTATTTGGTTGTAACGAACGATTCATTTATTATTGATGCCGATCCAATTAAAACCGATGAAAATGGCGATGTTACGAATTTATTTAACGAATATGGGGATGGCATTGTTGGACTTAATGAAGAAAGCCGGGCGAAATTGG